TAAATAAACTGACATCATTCGCTACTTCTGGTTGCGTATTACTTCCAATAATTTCTACATAACCTTGTTGATTTCCCGCTACAATTGATTGAAATAAAGCAGGTTTATTAATCCATGGAAAATGCGATTCTTTCCATCTGATATGAAGATCTCTCCATCTTAAAGAGGAGTTAGATTGATAATTTCCAAAAGCAGTGAAAGAATTGGTAAAAATAGCCCATGAATCATTTTCATAGTTGTAACAAAGAACACGATTAGGAAAAACCAAATTTTCATTATTGGTAGCAGCATATGGATACGTCCAATAAGCCAATCTTTGCTGAAAGTCTCTAATTCCATGTACACGTTTAGTCCCATTGTTTAGGTTATTAAAGTAAAAAACCAAATCTGGAATTTTAATGTCAATTCTTTGACTTTTAAAAGAATCGCACTCAACAACACCTTTATCCCCAATTCCTACTAAACTAGTATCAAATTGCACAGCACTGAATGTACTTTCTGCACCTAATTCTGAATTGATTTTTTCTATTTGAAATGGCGCAATCGTTCTTCCGGTATATCTCAACTGCCAAGTCGATCTTTCACAATAAATAACTAAATTATCCCTAACAAATCCAACTGAAATAATATCTTCACTTGTTGGAATATCTAAAAAACCACCCTGACCTCGAATATCATCTCTCCAAGAATTTGGGTTGATGCTAGTTGTTACAACGGCGCTTACTGTAGTAAAAGGGGTGCCGATAGCCGACCATCTAATTCTATTTGAGTAATTAATTGAGGTGTTTAAAGCGGCTCCCTCATATGTATTAAATACTAACAATCTACCTCTAAAAGGTAAAATAGCTAAAGATTGTCCTAAAACATCTCCCGCTGCGTTAATTTGTGGAGTAAAATCTACCCAATCTGATCCATTAGTATACCTAATGGGTTCCCCTGTTGTCCCATCAAAATTTGTCACCCAGAATATTTTTCGGTCCCCATCACCTGTCCAATAGTTAGTGGACCAAAAAAAATCTGAGTTTGTACCAGACCAAGTTGTGCCTGGTATAAATTCGACAAAACCTGTAACGGAATAAATATAAGCATATTTAGTGTCAAAGGCGACTAACTCTTCACTGTTAATGCTATTTAATTCTCTTGTCCTTAAACCCATAACAGGAAGTCCTGGAAAGTAACCTACTGTAATTGTAGAAGCAACTCCTGCACCTGCCGTATGGATAAGAGTCACATTTCCTGTTTGATAATTAATTGTTCCACTATTTCCAGGAGTTGTGCTAGTTAATGTATTATTGCCTTGATCTGTAAAAACAATTGCTCCTATTGTGATTACAACACTGCCAGGTTGAATTTGTGCTGTTGATTCTGGAGTTATAGCGGGAACAATTGTTGAATAAATATTGAAACTCCAAGGAGAAGCTCCAGAAACACCCAATGAAGAAGCTACAAACAATCTTCTTAATCGTCCTAAAAGTTTAAACCCTTGCTTTCTTTTGATTCGCTCTCTCCAAACAAAAGCATTTTCCAAAACAGGGTAAGCATCATTAGGCAAAATAAATTCTTGCCTTTCTTGTACAAGTCCTGTTTCCATTCCAGCAATATAAAGTGGACTATAACCGGCCATTAATAAAGCCCCCATGCACCCCAACCACCATAAACGCTGTAGCCTTGTGTGGAGTTAAATAATTGTATGTTTGGTTGACCAATTTCTTCGATTGATTGCCTTTCTAAAACAAGCGCTTCTTGCCTTAAGAATCCTTCTCTTAAATTTTCAACACCTTCTAAATCTTGCCTATCTCTAAGTATCTCCATGGATGCTATATAACTAAGATACTGTGCCCATTGAGCTAAAATAGGTTGATCTGTCGATTCTAAAAATTGAATAGGAGTCAGGTATGTTTCAACTTCAACTTTATGAATTAATTTTGGAATAGGTCTGATCGTTAACTCATTATTCCAAAATAACATACTATATGGCCGCCCTGGCTGATATTGACTTACCCATACAGTGAATAATGTTCCCGCAGCTAAAGAAATGCCTGTTGGCAAAACAAAATTAATTAACCCAGAGACATAATCAACAGTTCCAATATTTACCTGTTTATTTAACCCAGGATTGAGCGTATTCTGATTATGCATGCCAGGTATAGGCTTACCTACTAAATCAGCTGTTGGTGCATTTCCTAAAGGATAAACGCCTGTATAGACATCCGTGTAAGGAGGAACTGTCACAACAGGATTTGGTGTTAAAATTTGAATATTACCATTTCCATCGTCATTTAAAGTAATTGGGTTGTCGTTTGTATCGACACCTCCAATCACTACCTCTTTACTTAAAAAAGGAGCTGGGATAACAAAAGAGAAAGATTGACTTGTTGAAGTCCAGGTTCCACCAGATGTATAAGCACCAAAAGCTGTATTATCAACACCATTTAAGCTAAACGTGTTGGTGTTTATGACAGTGACTGTATAAGTATTTCCATTTAACTGAGTCATTCCCCCTACATTATCAATCGCAATAACAGCTCCTGTAACCAAATTATGATTAACACTTGTTATTTGGGTAGGATTTGTAGGTTGTGCAATTCCGGTAATAGTTCCAGAAAGAGAAGTTCCCCCTTGCTGGAACTTAGTGGGCCATTTTGGCCAAATATTAAAAAATTGCGTTCTGTCTTTAAATAAAGTACCTAAAATACCTTCTACATATAAAGGAGCTCTAATACCTTGGTTAAAGTTAACATCCAAAGGATATCTATCCCTATAGGGTTCTGTAAAAAAGGTGTAAACAGATCGCATTTGATCGATTTTAATTGCATAAGGAAAATCATTAAAATAAGCGTTTTGTAGGTATTGATCTAAATCAGCAGTAGTCAAAGTAGATTCACTTGAACAAGCTGTTAATCTTCTAATTTTTTTTCTCATGAAAGCTACTGTGGAATCACCCGGAGCTACTGCTGTCATACTAATACCTTAAAAATCTATTCTTACTAATTTATGGGTCCATTCAGCATCTCTATCTTTAGCTAAGGGCGCCCCATCTGAACTTACTTTTTGCCCGTCGACTTCTAAAAGATCTGATCTCACAATATTTTTTTGTTCATTAACTTCTTTTACAAATCCTAAAGGCAATTCGTACTGATGACCTGGAATAAGATGGTAGACTAAAATTGGATCACCCGCATATTTGCAGTAAGGCTTTGTCAATCTTTCATGACCACCTTTTCTGTTTAAATACTCTACTTTTACTAATCTAGCATCTTCTTTTTTTTCTTTTTCAAGCTTTGCCTTTACATCTGGCTTCATCCACTTAAAATCATTATTCTCAACACTATTAGTGAGAGTGTTTATCAGTCCATGTGCTTCACCTGAAGCCGTATACATTTGTAATTTCATATTAATTTCCTACATTATTTAATGATTGAAAAGGCACAAAAAACTCTGTTCCATTTGTATACTCAAGGTTTCTAGAACCACCTGGCGATAAACTTGCAGGCTGAACTTGACCTAAAGAAGGTAAAGTAAAAGTATCAAATAGCCTAGAATCGACGTCTAAATAAAAATCGTTATCTATTACTTGTATGATTTTTGCTTGAATATTGTTAGCTTGAAACATCCCATAGGTAATAGGAACTTTTAAATTAACAACCATTCCTGGGATATATCTATTAACTTGTGTAACTGGGTTTACTATGATTGTAACCACCATAGGATAAGAACGTGTAATATTTATAATTTCAAGTGAAGAGGGTGTCTGAATGGTTCCTGGTAAGTAAACATTAGCATCATTAGGAACAGTCATTTTCACCTCATGTAAAACAGCTTTACATCAAAAAAAGTAGCCGTTAGGAAATCCTAACGACTACAGTCCTTATCACGAAATCAATTTTCCAATTTATAAGCTGTCCAATTAATTATATCACTTGCAGATCCAGCAGGAGAAAGTGTTCCCGCTGCTAAATACATGTAAGGAACGAATTGACCTGTATGGAAAGCTTGATATTGGAAATTATATCCAGTTTCTACATAGGTGTTTGGATCACGCTTAGTGGAAGCACCCGCTGGAGCAACAGTCGCAAACAACGGAGAAATCGGCGATGATGCTGAAGCTGGGAATGCAAATGTTGTAAATGCAGAAGAGTCAATGTCTACTGTCATTGTGTAGTTAGCAGCTGAAATCGCTACAATTGTTCCTGTCAATCCGTTCAACTCAGTCATTCCAAATGAATAAGGAACGCTAAAATGAAGTTTCATACCTACAACATAGTAAGCTGTAGGATCAACAGAAACTCTAACAACCGCTTGAGTTGCTTTTGTAACTTCTGTGATATACAAATATTGAGGATCAACAGCAGCATATTTAGAAATTCTTCTAGTAAAACCAGCTGTTGCAGGTGCAGCAAAACCACCAGCTCTTAAACCAATAAGAGTATAGTCGTTTGCATTAACTGTACTGATCTGAAAATTCATTCCTGAAATTTGCAACATCCCTGTTGTTCCATAAAATTGAATAATATCTCCAGCTGAATAGCCATGTGCTGTTTGGCTAACAACAGCAGGGCTTGCAGCTGTAATACCGGTAATAGCTGCAGAGTTTTGTGCTTCAATTACTGGACTAGATGTTACATAAGTAAAACCTGTTCCGGCTGCTAAAGCAGATGTTAAATCAGATGTTGTTTTAACAACTTTAAAACCTTGACCAGCTGGAGAGGCTCCAACTCCAAATTTAGGACCATACCAAAAGCATTTATATGCAGTAGATGGATTTGTTGCTGATGCTTGTGTTACATTGAATGTTTCAAAATAATCCGCAGAGCTTGGCAATAAAATCTTTTTTCCAGCACCATCTGCAGTGAAAGTATCGCCTGTAATAATAGTAAATGGCATGTTTATTTCTCCTTATGACGGTGTTAAAGTTGTAACGTTAAGACCGCTAATCCAGTTTTGGTTAGTAATTGCTCTTGCAATTGCAAATTTAGCATACAGTTGACTGTTTTGAGCAACAGATGAAACAACCCATGGTGGTCTATAACCAATTGTGGCTGTGTATTGATTTTGCTCAATTTTTGCAGCAGCTTCAAGACCGTACATAGGAATAGTGTAAACTGTTCTTCCTAGTTGAGAAATACCAGGAGTTTTTGCCCCTTTAGAAGAAACAAAGAAACGGAATCTACTAATTGCGCAATACTCTTCTGGTCTTAAACCTTCTTGTGAAGGATATGCATTCTTTAAAAGAACACCCTGAACTTTTTGAAGATCGTTTGTTAAATTTGTAGAGGCTAAAGCTATAAAAGCATCTCTTGTAGGACCTGTAGAAAACTTATTTTGTGCATCAATACTAACAAGCATTGTACGAGCATCGTTATTCAACAAAATAGTTTCAATGTTGTTAACATCATTGAGGGATATGTTAGAAGGTTGATCTCCATTGATACCACCTGTAGCATTAATATAAGATACGCTAGAAGCAAAAAGGTCTCTCATCAAAAGATCTTCTTTCTCACGAAGCCATTGTCCTAATAATGCAGTAAATTTTGTTAAAGTCTTGCTGTTTTCATACAGAATAACTTGTTCGTTAGTAACGATAGATTTCGCATAGATTTCCATAGTTGCATCAATATCAGTACGCACTGGCACTTCTGATGCAGGATCGATACCAGATCCATCCAATTGACCGCCATCAGTAGATAGACGTTCAAAACGGCTCATACGTGTAGTTTTACCGATATATGCTTCTGCATGGTGTAAATCAACCCCAAATGAGTGAATGAGATTGAACATTGGTGTACTCAACAAATCTTCAGAAGCTTGCACTGGAAGCTCTGGAGCAAAATTGTTGATATTTGTAATACCTGTGGGAAATGACATTTTTGCCTCGTCAGTGTGTTTAAGATAATTTAATAGCGAAACAATTATCTGCTATACACTGGCGAGGTGTTAAATCAGCCTAGATTAGCGAAATCTAAATCAGCTAATTTAATATATAATAAATTTAAGTTTATGAGTCAAAATAAACTTTAATTTGATAAACCTTTTAACGTTCTTTGCATTCTCTCCCAGTTAGAAGTTTTCTTTTCATCAGAAAGTCTAGAAGATCCCATTAATGAACTTTCTTGAGAAATTCCTGGTTTGGAAATACTCGAAGGTTTGGAAAGATTTTGTTCTATTTTTTTTTGATCTTCCAAAGAATCAAGATTAGGAACTAAACGTTTTACTGTCTTATAAATCTTAGACCAATTATCAAAACTGTCTGGTAAGTGTGTCAGGGCATCGGCTACTTCTGGATAATGAAATTTCATGTAGTCAATATTTTCATTACTACAAACACGATTAAAATCTGGATAGAATTGATTTATTTTTTGAGGTAACTCGTTTTGTTCTTTTAAAAGACGCTCTTTTTCTCTTTTTTCTTCTATTTCTCTAATCTTAGCTTCGACTCTTTTATCAATTTTTTGTTCTTCAGTTTCTTCTAAATCTTCATATTGGTCGTGCTGATGATTATTTCTTGTAATCGCTTCTAAAGCAGCTTTTAATGCTTCAGCTCTTGCTTTTTCTTCATTTGCTACTCGTTCAGCTTGTTCTTTAGCTTTTCTTTGTGCTTCTTGTTGTTCTCTAAACTGTTTCCAATTAGCCTTATTTTTTTCTCTTTTTATTTCGGGTGTTTCTTCTTGCTCAGAAATATTTTTAGTATTTAAATTTTGATTTTGTGGTAATTCTTGCGTCGTGGTATTTTCTTTTTTTTCTAAACTATTCTCTTGATTCATAGGTCTCCTATATGTCTGAAATATCTGATTTTAGTATAACTGAAGAAGATGCAAAAAAAATTAACAATAAATTATTAGAAAGTCTACGTAATTATAAAAATGTTTTAAATTACATGTCTGCTGATTTACCTATTGAAGTTTTATGTTTAAATAAAAAAACAGAAAAAATTTTATTTAAAAATGGTTTTTTGAGGGTCTTCGAATTGCTTGACTTGGATTTTACCAAAATCGAAGGGCTCAATGATCTTGGTTGTCGGTACTTGACATCCCGCCTGAATCAATTCATTTCGATGAACATGTAGGTATTCGCTTTCAGAAAGCATTTCAATCTCGTGTTCATATCGAATATATTCCCAAAATTTACCTTCAAAAAAGGCAACACACCAGGCCTGTTGTCTTTTGCTTAATTCATCTGTTACGTAACAAGAAGCTAATTCTGCCATTACCTCAGCTCTAGGCATGACCCAGAGTCTTTTAGTAATAACATCTAAACCTTTATTATAAAGAAAAACAGATTGATTTGGCCTTGGTTTGGGTAAATAAGGCCACGCATAAAACTTTCTTCTTGTAAGATTTGGGATCAAAGGATCTTTAGCTAAAACAAAAACAATACAAAATTCAGGCTCATCAATAATAGGTCTATGTAACTCAATACATTCTCTTAAGCCTTTTTCTATTTCTTCTATTTGAGCAAATCCAATTTCTTCAGGATCGTATTTTGTTTGATCGCTAAAAGCTTTTTTAGATAACTCCGAGGCTGCTTTAGGTTGATTCATTTAATATGTCCTACTACATATGTTTAATGATCACATTCATTAATTTTTTTATGAGGTTGTGCGCGATCTTTTCCTGGAGTTGGAAGAAAAGCAGTAGAAGCTAAATCATCATCTCCCCTTGGAAATACCGATTTTGTCACATCAATCTGCCAATGTTTTTGACTTCCCATTCCTTTGCGTTCGTTAACATTTAAATCAATAGCGGCCTTAGACTTTCTCATATTTATCCTGAGTTAAAGTTTCAATTTTTACTGAACATGGTGATGAATTATTTCTTTTTTGGCATTCATCCATTAAAAGTTTTTTTAAATTTAATAAATCACTTGTAATAACAAAAGGTTCTTCGTAAGGAAACTCTAATGTCATTTTTGCTTTTTTTTGTTTTTCCATTTAAATGATCCAAACAAACTGGAACAATGAATTCCATTTCATCATTCCAACCATAAAAAGATGTAAATTAGTATTTTATTTTATTTTTTTTAACGTAATTTGCTAAAGCATTATTTGATTTTTCTAGGTGTTCTGGATTATCCATTTCACCTTGTGTGTATTTTGCATTAGCTACTTCTAAATTATCATATTTTCTTTCGTAATGATCTGAATTAAACTCAGACATTGCGTTCATTTTTTTATGATGAGGATGCCCCTTCATAATTTACTCCTTATCCTATTGAGGATATTTGTTGGTTTTTTAATTTCATCACTTCAGCCAACTCAAATGCATTTTTTAATTGATTGAACTGAACGTCCTCTAGTTCCATTGCAAGTTTTACCAAATTTAAATCTGATTCTAATTGCTTGTGTTCTGCAGACGCATTTAAATCTAAAATTTTTGATTCAGTTTCTTTTGCTTTAGCCATTTGAAGTTGAGAATCATAAAAACTTTTCATAATTTTAGAATCATCTAATCTTTTTTGTTGTTCAGACTGTAAAGAAGCTTGCTCTTGTTGTTGCTGTTGTATCTTTTCCATATCCTGGATAACTTGTTTTTTATTCGTAATAAAGGCTGCTCGTAAAATGGATTTATCGGATATAGATACACCCAATTGTTTGAAGTGTAACAATTGCTGCAACTCTGTTTGTCTTTGCGTAGCACTGTAATTTCCTTCTTCAAGAGATACGCTGTATTTTTGACTGTAGCTTGTGAAGAATTTTTCTGAAGGTTCATGCCCCAAAATATTGCGTACTTTACCTTTAGAGAAGTTTTTTCGTATGGCTTCCAATCGAATTTTTCCAAATAGCCTTTGCGTATAATCCAATCGATCAAAAATTGTTTGTAAAGTAGTAAGACCAGCTCCTTGTCTAAGCATTGATAAGATACCAGACTGATCATCGGTGGCACTTCCCAATAATTCTTCATTCACACCTGAAATTTTTGTGATGTCTTCACTCAAAGCGGCAGATAATTCTAAAAGACTTTGAGGAATAGCTGTTGGCTCTATTCTTCTTATCTCATCTGGCAAATGACCAGCCTTTAATGGAATCAAAAATCCCTGTCCTGATTGTCTAAAAGCTTTTACATCTGTTACAGCATCGGTGGGAAATATCCATCCAGAATTAATTTGAGATTGCAATATTTCCAACTCAATAACTTTGCGCATGTTATAAAGAAATTGAGGATCCCGTAGATTGCGAATAACACCCATGCAACGTGAAGCATTATTAGTAACATCAGGTTCATAATAACATATGCTAGGAACGCAAGGATACGAATCAATATTAAGAAGATTCGGTCCATCATAAACTATTTTATCCCCTAAACTTAAACATAACTTAACTGTCGGAACATAAACCTTTTTTATCTCTAACCAAGGTTGAAACTTTAACGTTTTTTGTAATAATTCTTCATCGTCTTTGTCATCTAACTCTTTTTCCCATTCAACACTTTCACCAGACTTAGGATCGATTATTAACGTAGCTAACCGTGTGCTTCTGTAATGAAATTCATCATAAGTAAAAAGGTTATTGAGAGCCAAATTTTGTAGTTCAGCTTGAACAGGAAAACGTCCATCTTTCATTCCACCAGGACGCATTCTATCAATTTCCTGTGCATACCCAGGAAGAAGCATTTTTGCTCCTTGTCTTGACGTCCACCTTCTTCTCCAAACACCATTGCAATCAGATAAATCTTGTTTTCTAAAATGTTGATCTATCAAAAAATTATTAAATGAAACTGCATCTGTAAATAAATCGCCGGAAATAAAATCGAATGTATAGTCAGGATATAAGTAAAGCAGCGTCATCCCTGTATCGCAAGAACCTTCAAATGCTTCTGAAAGATATTCTTGGAAACCATCCCTGTCTTCACTCCATCTTATAACAGAATTGTAATCATCCGCAAGAGCATCATCTTTTTCTCTAACCGGTAATGTAATGGTACTTTTTCTATTTTTTCTTTGATATCCACAGATCATATTGATATGTCTGCGAATCAGATTGAAAAAAAATCGATATGAATTTTGATTGTAATTGTTCCCGGTTGCCCAACTGTATAAACTTTGATCACCAACTTTAAATCGTTTATCAATTGCTCCTTGAGACCACCAAGATGAATTTCCTGGATAATTTGCTTGATAAAATTCATCCTTCATTTGTTTCAAATTCTTAGCTGAAACATCACTAGGATCAATATATCCAACTCCTAAATTATAACCACCCTGATCATATGAACCCATGAAAACACCCTTCATTTAAAAAGGAATGTATATCATACTTATATTTTTTTATTTAGCTTTTTTATATTTTTTTTAACTTGTTAGTTCATGTAATTTTTTAGCTAAAAGAAAAGCTGCTTTATCTTCATTAGTCCAATTCAAAATATCCTCAATAAAATCAGCTTCTTTTTTAGATATTCTTAGAAGAATTTTCATGAATTCATCAACTTTTTCTTTCATTTCTTATAGTTTATCCTTTTCAAACTGCTCCAATCTCTTCCATAAATTTTTAAAATGAACATTAACTTTACATAATTTTGATGCGTGTTTATCAGCTATTTTTGACAATAAGTAAACTGTTCGTATTAATCTTACAGTTTGAACATTTTCTTCACTACCTCCAACAGCCTCTCTTACCCAATCATCTTGTTCATCAACATCATAAAGATGAAGTAGATGAATAATATCTGATAAAAAAGATGACATTTCTTTGAAGTTCCACAAATCCAAAAATTCATTAATTTCACTCTCAATTGTTTTTTTCAAATCAGATACCTAAACTTTTTTATTTAAATTACCTATGTAACGATATAAAGTAAATCTTGAAATGCCTAGTTCTTTAGCAATATTTGTCTTTGATTTTCTTGTTTGCATTAATTCTTTTAGTTGATTTATTTTTTCTTCAGTCATTTTGACTTTTCCGCCTTTATATTTACCGGCTTTTTTAGCTATTTGAATGCCTTCTCGCTGTCTTTCTAATAGAATTTCTCTTTCAAATTCAGCGTAAGCCGACATAATTGATAACTGAAATTTTGACATAGGAGAATCATTACCATTAAAAACCAGATTGTTTTTAACAAAATGAACTGTAACCCTTCTAATTAAAAAATACTCCATCAATTCAAATAAATCTTTTGAATTTCTAGCAAGTCTATCAATTGAGTGCACATAAATTTCATCATCTTCTCGGACATAATCTAGTAAAAGTGAAAGTTGGGGACGACTTTTATTTTTACCCGAAGAAACATCAATAAATTTTTTATCTAATAAAACGTTTTCAAGTTGTCGATCAGGATTTTGATCGACTGTGCTTACTCTAATATATCCTATTCGTTTACCTGCCATTACTTAACAATTCATCCTTGTAGTTGTTTTTATCACATTCATCAGAGACCCAAACAATTTCCTCACGCCATTATTGAATAGAATCAATATTTTTTTTCTGACCTGCTTGACATTTTAAATTCTTAATCTTTTTAAAGAAAAAGTTTCGCATTCGCCAATGAAAAAATAGAGTTAAAGCTAATAAGCTCACATCAACAAACGTTAATGTCATATATTTTCCTTTAAAGTTGTTACGGTACTGGAGGACTCAATTTTTTTTATGAAAGTAGTATTTAAAATAAAAAATAATTAATGAACCTATCATCCCTCCAATCATACCCCCAAATATCATCATCAAAATTCTCATAGGATTACTTCTTAAATTTTTTTCATAACTGGACGTTCGGCTTTAGTTACACGCAACACTGAAACATGGTTCCAAGGACCTTTTCTATTAAAACGTTTATAGAAGTTCATTTAACAATTTTCATTATCTATTTCTCTTTTAAGATACCAAATCGCCTTCTGTAAATCATTTAACCTGTCATCTTTATGACCAGCTCTGAGAATGTATTTGATTGCGTTACCTAGATGGAAATTGAGCTTGAAATCTTCGATGATATCTATGACTTCAAACCGCTGGCCTTGATAATGTTTCGGATGTTCAATGAGACTTCGTTTAGATTCTTCACGTATCTTGACAAGTTCTTCAAATATTGTTTTTCTTGAGTCGTTATCCATGTTATTAACAATGCTTTATTACAATTGTAGTCTAAAACATTATCATACATTATGTCAAATTGAAAATTTTGAACTCTAATCAAACATTAAATCACAAAGGTTTATTTTTTTAATTATTTGTCTGATAGGGAATACCCTAATATTACACTTGTCGTCATTTTAATTATTATCTTTATTTATTTTTTCTTTGATATATTTATCTCTAATTTCTACGGCTTTTCTTACACTTTCATTGTAAATCTTTATTTTTTCTGAAAGTGTTAGATTAGAAATATCTACAAGATGTTTTTTTTCTTTTTTAGAAAAATTTGGTTCAACGTTGCTCATTTTTTTAATTTTTGGTTTTTTTACACATGAGTTTTTTAAATTAATCAGAGAAACACTTCATTTCACAGAAGCTTTCAAGAAAAAGTTTTGTAGAATTAGGATAAAAACGTGAACATTCAGACTTTATTTTATATGGAAATTCTTTGGGATTCATTTTACATTCGACCATAACTTTTTTATCAAACGGCCTAAAAATAACAGAGGGTATTTTAAATTGATTTACGTAGTCTTTTCTTAAATTATCAGGCAATAATTCATAAATGTCATAGTCTATCCAATGTGGGCAAGCTTCATTAAAAGAAATTGTTAAGTCTCTAAAATATTCTTTAAATGTGTCATAAAAGACATTCGGTAAAATAACTATTTCATGATTCATAAAAACCCCTTTACAAGCTAATTCTTACATAACTATTACATGGTTCATATTCTTCATTGACATAACTGCAATTAATACACGTTATTTTTTTACCTTCATATTCATATATTTTTTGTTTATTTCCTTGCTCATGAATGTGACCGCATATATGGAATTTGGGCGTTGATCTATTAATATGATTTTTTAAAGAATATGACCCGCAATTAAATTTATTTTTGTTTTCGTCTAACACTTCAAACATAGGCCCGTGCGTAATCAAAATATCTATGTTTTCAGGAATTAATTTGAATTTCTTTTCTAAATGTGTTTTGTTTGCCATAAAAAATTTACACGCTGGATTTACTCCATGAAACCAAGGTGTCCAAGGTGTTCCCCAAATATTTAAACCTTCAAATTTCGTGCCTGAATCACATAAGTATTCAAAATCGATTTCTGTTTTAGAAAAACTAGAACTTAAGAGGCCATCATGGTTTCCAGCGATTAATATTTTTTTTCTGTATGGTTGATTTATAAGCCATTCAAAAAAGTTATTCCATTGTATTATCTTATTTCCAGCAGTATAATCACCGGCAAGTAAAAGAAGATCTCCTCCAGGAAGTTGTGGTTCGTATCCATGTAAATCTGAGATACAATCAATAATCATTTCTGTTCTCCAATCTTATACGATGTGAAAATACACCCACAAAAATCACAGTAAAAAGGTTGTATTACGGGAAAGTAACGTTTATATTTATTTTTGCAACATGGGCATTGGTGAATATAAACGAATGTCATATTGAATCTTTATATAACTCTATGTATTCTTTTTGCCAAGTGTCAGTTGTTTGCATTTGTTTTAAATCTTCCAAATTATATTCTTTTTTTAATATAGGAATGTAAAATTTAATAGGATTACTGACTTCTAAATGCACCATTTTTTTACAGGATGGGCATGATGCTATTATTTTTTCGCTCATCGGATATCTATCTAGAACAACATCTTGAATAATTTCACACTTACAAGAAGGGGTATATACAACATAAAGAAGCTCTTTTTTTTTTAACTGAATTTTCAATTAAAAAATTAAATTCTTTTTTGTATTCTTCTTTTTGTTTTTCAGTAAAATGGGATGACCAATTTATATCTATAAAACTCATTACTTAAAAATATCCTCCAGAAAAAGATTGATTTATAAATCCATACCCATCGTCTTGATATATTTTTCTTTTCAATTGCTCAATGGTTAGATTCTCATCAGGAGAATTAAACTCTCCTTGAGGAAATGCTGTGTAACACGCATACCTAAGAGCATCAAGAATGTGATCATTTTTTTTAACAGGTTTATCCTCACCCCTATCAGCAGCTTTAGGATCCCATGAATAGGATTGAATATGTTCTCTCAGAGTAACACAACTTTTGTGAATGGCTATATTTTTTCCGGCTATAAATTTTCCTGTAATTTTTATTCCAGGAATTACATCGTTATTTGCATCTACAACAGGAAGTTCGGCTTGCCTTAAGGCTATTTTAAGACTTGCAGCAGCAGGATCTAAATAAATAACGGAAATGTTTTTATGTGCTATAAAGTTCTTTATGTCTCGTACAAGTTCCGCATCTGTCTTCGCTCTTCCTACTTTTACACTATCGTAATAATATTCCCTTTCGACGTGTAATTGAGGAAATCTATTAGGGCTGACACCAATTAGTACAGCGGCTGTTGCATTTGTTGTGCCATAATCTACCCCCACAATATAGTAGTTTGGAGAAGGATAATCTAAATGATATTCATTATCATGGTCATAAGTATCGTAAATAGCACCGGTAGCTAAAGCCCATTCACCTAAAATATATCTTTTATACCACATTCCTTGATAAGAATTACTAATAGCCTGTTTGAATTTATCGTCTAAAGAAGGGTTGTCATCAAGATTAAATTGCCAATGCACAATATCATGTACATCAGGTCTATCTAAATACTCCTTTTTTAACCAATGAGCAGGGCCTTCAGGGTTACAAGTGGCAAATAATTGAGCGCCAGGAACACTTAAACGAGACTCTAACATTTTCCAAAAAGGTTCAGGGATGCAAGCAGCTTCATCGACATAAGCATATGCTAGTGTCGATCCTTGAATAGTCGTGACAGCAGATACATCAGGAGCACCAACAAAATAAAGATCTCTTCCGTATAAATTAACTTTATTTGACATAGGGCTGGGACATGGGAACCCTATTGTTCTGTACATCAAGGATAAAACGTTTCTATGAATAGCCCCCCTATTTACACCTACAATCATAGCATCACCAGGGACACCATGTTTAAGTCTATCTAGAAACTTTCTAATACTGCTAAAAGTTTTGCCACTTCTAACAGCTCCCACCCATATATTAAAACGTTTGACTGATTCTAAAAAACTTTTATCTTGTTTAGGTGATGTTACAAACATTAATAGGACTTCATTTGTTGTAATTCAGACTTTAATTTTTCCAGGGTAGCTTTTAAAAGCATGATAGTGTTTTCTTTTTCTATCATGTCGTCTAAAGGAGGTGTTTGTAGGGAATTAGCATATTTAGATTTGATAT